CGGCAGGGCATTGGGTTATTCATTATTTACCCCACTTTTCCACTGTGTAACCGCGCTTCTTTAAGGCTTCAACGCTCCCGTAAGGCATGTGAGAAGTTGCTCGGAGTAGGTTTTGCCAAGCTTTGCTTTCTGTTTTAGCCTGAATATCAAATACAGGAGTTCCTGCTGGCGTTACCGGCACATATCTACTCATACCGACCACCAATCACTTCCAAATAAGATGCAAACCAGAACAAATGATGCGAACCATAGAGTGGCGCTTAATAGCTTCTCGCCCTTGGTTTCTACTTGCTGGCTATTAGGTTTCTTTAATGACATTGCTCGCCCCTTTGATTAGCTGATGGATAAAGTATAGCAAATGCTAAACTAAATGGTCAATAGCAAATGCTAAACTTTTTGTTAGAGGCATAAAAAAACCGCCCGAAGGCGGTTGTAGGGTATTTAATTTAGGTTATATATATCCTTGAAAACCTAGCTTATCAGACATAATTATTCCACAGCGTTGGCAGGTGTTAACCGAACCATCATGCTTTGTATGGGTGGTTTTCCATATATGGCCTTTAAATTTACATACATGCCGGTATATTCTTCTTTGAAATTTAACCATTTATTTTTTGGTTTCTTCGCAAACGTTGGTTTGCCACTCAGGTTTGAACTCGCAATTAAGCCCGCACTTGTAATCGCCTTTGTATATGGCGTTTAAAGAACTTAAATATTTTAAAGTGGCGTCACGGCAATGCTGGAGTGTCTCAAATTCACCTACTTTTATGTGAGTAGTTAAATTGTTTTTGTTGGGATATGCAAATCCTGTCCATTCTTCTGATTGTGTGAAGTGAAATATCAGAAATACAATCACTCCTAGAAAAATCAATCCTTTCATATTTACTCCTTCATGTATGCTCCAATGACTTTACCCAGCACCCTGAAAGGGTCTGTAATTACCGGATAGGCTGGGTTCAGTGGTTTCAAATACTTTCGCTCACCGTCAATCACTAACTGTTTAAACGTGGCTTCGTTATCACCGTTTACTTTAGCCACAACACGGTCACCGCTAGCCGCTTCGCGCTCTGGATCGACAAAAATAATCATACCTGCGGGATAGCTACGCCCAACAGGAGACGTCATAGAGTCTCCTTCAACCTCTAAGGCATATGTGGAATCGCTGTGTCGAGTGGGGCAGATGTACCACTCGTCCGCATCTCCTGGCTCAAACGGATCGCTTGCTTCTTGCCAAGCGCCGGCCTGAACACGCGATATAAGAGGAACCTCCTTATTATGGGGCAATTCATAATGAGCTACCGACTCTTGCACCCCATCAACCTTAACCTTTGGCCGCAACATAAAGTCGATAGATCCCTCAGGCTTCCCAATCTCCCGCTGCTCTGAACTCGTCTCATCAAAAAAATAGGTAGGGAGTCCTAGTTTCTTTTCTAAGTTTCGCGCGGCTTTTTCACCCATAGAGCGCGTGCCGTTTATGAGTTGGCTTATATAGGCTTTATTGATGTCTTCACCAGACTCAATAAGTTTGGCTTGGCTGCCGTACTTTCGCACTAAAGCCTTTAGACGCTCGATTCTAATTTCATTCATATTCTTCATCCTTTGCATTCTATAGCAAAAGCTATTTTTAGCGACTAGCATTTGCTTGACGCTAATGTTTAGCAAATGCTATACTTCTCAGTAGTAGAGAAATTAGGAAGCATGATGACTTTTAAAAAATTTTATTTAGACCTATCGAAAGAAGAAAAAGAGGAATTAGCTGTAACTGCTGATACCTCTAAAGCCTACCTTGATCAAATTGCCAGCGGTCACCGAAACGCTGGTTTTTCAACTGTAAAGAAATTAATACGGGCAGATTCTCGTATAAGCATTGAAATGTTTGATCCTGAATTAGCCGCCTAAAAAAATTTAATCATTATTTGTTGGGAAGTGAGAGGAAGTAAATCATGAGCGTTGGGAAGCAACAGGAAATACCGATAATGTCAGAGGTTAAACCTTTGAAAAGTATTGATATTTCTAAAGTTCAAGATGCGCAGGGCGCAATCCTTCTAAGTGAAAAAATGTCGCCAGTTCAACGCGATTATGCCAGTTATGCAGATCTACTTGGTTACAGCAACAGCGGTGCATTTAGCAAGTTTCGAAACGGTATCGCTGCCAAGTTAATTGAGCGTCTTATTTTGCTTATGGAGGCTAATGGAAACATTGGTATTTTAGAGTACATGGCTAAAAAACTAGGTGTTGAGATAAAGCCTCAGCAAACCGAGAAAGAGCGATTAGAAGCCCAAATACACGCACTACAGGCAAAGTTAGAGGTGGCGTAATGAAGTGGTTTAAGCACAGCGCAAGCTCAAACTTAAACGCAAAGCTTCAAGATTTAGTTCTTGAGTATGGTTTTGAAGGTTACGGTGTTTATTGGTACTGCTTAGAGCTTATTGCTGGAAATGTTGAGCCCGAAAAGCTGACTTTTGAGCTTGAGCACGATGCACGATTGATTGCTCGTTACGGTGGAATAGGCGTTCAGAAAGTCGAAGAAATCATGAAGCACATGGTTAAGTTAGAGCTTTTTGAGTGCTCAAACGGCAAGATTACATGCTTAAAACTGGCAAAGCGCTGTGATGACTACACTGCCAAACTGGTTAAGAAGAATCAAGCGCAAGCCATTGATAATAAAGAACTCCGAGAAAGTCCGACAAACTCCGAGAAAGTCCCCCTAGATAAGATAAGAATAGATAAGAATAGATCAGAAAATAAAGAGCAAAAGAAAGGGTCGCCTTCGGCTCCTCGCCCTAGATTCAAAAAACCAACGATTGACGAAATTCAAAACTACTGTGATGAAAGAAGCAACGGTATTAACGCTCAACACTTTCACGACTACTACGAATCGAAAGGTTGGGTAGTTGGTAAAACCAAAATGAAGTGCTGGAAAGCAAGCGTAAGAACTTGGGAGCAGCGAAGCAAAGACAACTCAAATTCAGAAGGAGGTCGCAATGAGCTCGACTTTAACTCAACCAACTGGTAGCCAACAACCTGCCGAGCAGGACAAGCGAGTGGTTAACCATTTGTTCAAGAAGCTACGAGGAATATTCCCTGCATGGCGCAATAGCATCAAGACTGAGGAAGAATTAAGTAACACTAGGCGAGAGTGGTATTACGCTTTGGTTGATGCTGGTATTTCAACCTTCGAACAAATCGAGGACGGTATCAAGTTTGCCCGTCAATACGATAGCCCATACTGGCCTAGCTGCGGAATGTTCATCAAGTGGTGCAACGAAGGTACGATTCAGCGCCTTGGTGTTCCTGACAAATACGATTGCAAAAACCTGTTAATCAAATACAGCAACGATTCAAAGGTTCGATTAGATCGTTATTCGTACTGGATATGGCGCAACTTCGACAACTACAAATTCAAAAGCGCTCCTGCTAAAGAATCAGACCGTCACTTTGATTATTACTACCGAAAGATGATCAAGTTGGTTGTCGATGGCAAAGAAGTATTCAGCGAACAGCCACCGCTTATTCAGCCAAAACCAGAGCCAGAGATTAGCGAAGAAGAAAAGGAAAAGCTGGCTGCTGACAATATAGGAAAAATCAAAGAGGTGCTTGGTAATGGGTAAAGAGTGGCACGAAAAAGACGGGTTACCGCCTGTTGGTGAGGTGGTTGAATTTAATAGAAGTCCAGAATTTAGGTATTCATCATCCATAGAGCATTGGAAGGATGGTGATCATGTTGAAGTTTTGGCAATAAAGAAAACCGACATCGACTTTAAGTACAAGCACGAAGCTGTTGTTTGGAATGATAGGTTGAAAATGGCTGCTAATTTTACGAAGCCATCTCTGTCACCAATCCAATCCGAGCGGGATAAGCTGATTGAGAAGCTATGCGACATAGTAAATAAAGATGATGACTGCCGCAAATGCAATGTAAGTATTGACTGCTCTGTATCTCAAAAAGCCGTTATTGAGGCAGTTGTTAACGCAGGCTGGAGGCCAAAAGATGTCTAGCGGTAACCAATGGCTAGTTAATAGCGAGCACTCAAAAACAGCTTACAAGGCTCAGGTCGATAAGTGGTTTGAGGAGCATAAATATTTAACCTTCCCTAAACCAAGAATCGGCAAGGATAGAAGCCTTCCGCAAAACGCGCTATTCCATGTATTTAACACCGAATGGATAGCGTACAAGTTGGGCAAGCCTTCAAACCTGGTTACAAAAATCGAGCTTACAGGAATGAAGCGAACCACTAAAAAGCTTGCTTATCATCACTTAAGGCAGGACTTCTTGATTCACGAGATAACAGATTACTCAACCGGTCAAACTAAGCTTGATTACACAAGCTCAAAGGACTGGAAAAAGGGCGAAATGTTCATGGTGCTTGAGTTAATGCAAAACCTAGCTGCTGAGGATGGATTAATTCTCGAAAGCAAGGGCGAGTTTAAGCGATTACAGGAAAGCGAAAATGCCTAGCCGATTAACCCCAAACAAAGCCGAAAAGCAATGGCTATTACGTGTAGTCGAATCGGGTTGCATTGTTTGCCGAAACCTTAACGGATCAAAAACACCAGCAGAAGCGCATCACATGTACGGACGCTCAGCTAAAAACGGTCATTGGTATCTACTACCGCTATGCGACATGCATCACCGCAACGGAAGCGACAAACCACCATTCATTAAATTCCATCCATACAAGGCTCGTTTTGAGGCTGAATACGGTACTCAAGAAGAGCTATTTAACCAGCTATGCGATGACATAAACGGAGGGCTAAAGCCATGGGAGAAGCAATAGCGATTTGCAAGCTTATGAAAACAGCCAGAATGAAAAAAGGAATGACTTTAAAGCAATTATCCAAGCAAACAGGATTTTCAATCCCTGCGCTATCAACTTGGGAGCGAGGGGTAAAAACACCAACCATGTTTAATGCTGAGTGCGTCCTTAGAGTGCTTGGCTACCAACTTAAGGCGGTGAAATTATGAGTCAAACTAACCAAGTCTGCCCTAAGCAGCTCAAATACGGAAAGGGCATAAGAGAAGCGCGAGAATCTAAAGGTATGACTATCGCCAACCTTGCCTATAAGACCGGCTACAGCACAGAAACTATTTCCCGTATGGAGCATGGCTACAACGTTAAGGCAATCACCATGATTGATGTTCTATCTGCTCTTGGCTACGAATTAGCGATTAAGGAGAAGTCATGAGCAACCTTCGACACTCGGCAAAACGTGACGCTAATGAGCCTGACATCATCAGCGCTTACGAAAAGATGGGGTGCGCAGTAGAGCGCTTAAACGGTGCTGGCATTCCTGATTTGTTGGTTTCCTTTAAGGGCTTCCAAGAGGTGGTCGAAGTTAAAACCAAGGATGGCAAATTAAATAAGGCGCAAAAAGAATTTAGATCGAAGTTCGGTAGATTAACGGTAGTTCGAACGGTAGACGAAGCTATAGACCACGCCAATCAATTGCGTTCTACAGCTAAAGCATTATACGAAGCAATGGCAAGAAGGAGTGAAGCATGAGTTACAAACTAGCAGACGGCTCGGATAGTAGTCAGTATAAAGTGGGTGATTTGTTTGAGCGCCCAAACGGAAGGCTTGCTGAATTTAGTCTAGATGATGGAACTTCATGTCCTTATTTTAAGCTGGAGGGCAGTGAAGAGGTTGTTAGTTTATTTTGGGATTGTCTGAAGCCCCACCCAAAACCCTTCACCAAAGATGATTTGAAGGATGGGATGCGGGTCGATCTTCGCAATGGGTCTGTGCGCTTCCTTCTCGGAAACAACCTGCTCTCATTTGACAGAAATGCATTTATGGGTAACGGAGGTTTTGAGCAGGCAACCTATAAGCGTAATTACAAGGATGTCTTAGAGCATTATCAGTATTCCGAGCTAGACATCATCAAAGTAACTGACCGTGACGGCACTATAGTATTCCAGCGCGAGCCTGAGTTAATCGAAAAGACGATTAAGGCAACGGGCGAGCAATGGGAAAAGATTAATGAGATTTTGGAGTCAAACTAATGACTAAAGACATAGAATCAACCGTCCTAGAGTGGGCTGAATGGTCTCGCTTACAGTTCACTAGCCTTGGTTACCCTCGACAGTCTATCGATGCTAGTCACGCCATGGGCGCCTATGAATACACCTTAAGCAAAAACCGCATTAAGCAGATTCAAGCTAAGGTTCGCGCCAAACAGGATTTAACCGAGCAGGAAAGAACCATGCTGGCTTACTACAAGCTTAATGGTGAGCCAATGCCCACTGTTATGGCCTCAGCTACCGATACAGGAAAAAAGGTTCGTAATATGCCTATCAACCGTGTGGCAGAGCACATAGAGCGAGCAATGGTAGGGCTTCATGCGCTGGATAAGATGGCTTATTTCGTGCTGGTTAGATTCTACGTTTTCGAGGACAGTCCAGCCCAAATAGCGCGCCTTTTCGACAGAGTATGCAAGGTTAAGAAAAACGGCCGCGTTTACATTCAGGGCGACAACAAATGGGCTAATCGAGCTATCGACAAATCATTAAATATGCTCGAAAAGATTTTAAACGATGAAGCGCCAGCTAAAAAGTTGGCATAGGAGAGTGAGATGGAGAAGAGAAAAGTTAGCATCAAAGAGCGGTTATTAATCCCTTTAATAAAAGCTAGATATTTATTAATTTCACTTAAAGCAACTTTTAAACCGCATTTGGGGGCAAAAGTTATCTACAAGGGAGAAAAATACACATTAATCCAAGGGGTGATGAACCCTGTTTGGACTTTATCTAGGAAGGGCTCATTCGATCAAACCAAAACCACACTAAAAGAGAATATCAAAGTAAATAAAAAGGATTTCAGGCTTTCTTACACATTGCCTAATTTGATTTTTTGTAGCTTAAGCATGTACAGGTTCCTTTGTAGGTATTGGCTTTATATTGATTATGATTACTTCCCAGGGCTTTGCTATTACAAAGGAATACCTCAAAAGGCAACTAACCAACCAAATAAGTGAGGAGTGAGTTGTGAATATTATCATAAAAAATGAATCAGACATTAGCGACGTTGGGGTTGTCGGAATGGTTCAGGCTGTTATGCGAGGCAAGCCAAGAAGTGGGCAGCTGACGCAGTTTAGGGTGGCTCAATTTCCTGGCAAAGTTTTAATAGTTAATGTTTGCTATACAGAGTCTGAGGATGGTGAATCTTTATTCCATATAGCAAGTAAGGATGCGGATAAAAAGTAATTGCCCGAGAAACACCAATCCTTGACCAATCCGCTTGAATTTGCTATAGTTGTGCTAAGTTCAGCAAAGCTGACGAAATAACAAAAGTTTCAAGCCCTAGATCGAAAGGTCTGGGGCTTTTTCGTATGCGTCCTTCTCTCTCCCCAATTGGCGCTAGGGCTATCGCTTGGTAGCCCGACCTAATTTAAAAAGACCACCATATATGATTGATACTTCATTAATTCAGTTAATAGCGCTGATAGTTACTATAGTTGGCGTTGCTATTGGTGCAGGGTGGGCTATTTTCTTGTTTTTAGATAAAAAAGTAAGCGAAGGTGACAAAGAGGTCACCAAAAAGGTCGATGGTGATGTTCAAAAGCTTCATCTGCGTATCAATGGGGTTGAAAGAGAGTACATACCCCGAAGGGAGCACGACAAAGAGATTAACCGTATTCACGATGATACAAAGCAAATCCGCGACCTTATCATTGCTGGGAACGCAGAACATAAAGAGCTTATTCAGGCTCAGAACGCAAGAATCGACAAGGTATTGATGCAAATCAGCATTAGAGGCTAAATTATGATCATAACCGCGCCACTAAGAACGTCAGATAAATGGGGTTCAGGCTGGTACGGTGCGCCAAGAGGTCACGGTTCTCATAATGGCGTTGATGTAGCCTGCTACAAAGGCTCAATCATTCATTCAAACGTAAGCGGTAAAGTCACTAAGATTGGCTATCCTTACCCACCTAGCGACCCAAAGAAAGGCCATTTCCGCTATGTGGAAATAGAAACCAGCGACAACTGGAAGCATAGAACGTTTTACGTTGATCCACTTGTTAAGGTCGGTGATTACGTCACTAAAGGCGACAAAATCGGCAAAAGCCAAGGTTTAACCGATATTTGGCCCGGCATGACCGACCATATTCACTATGAAATCAAAGTCCTAAAAGACGATAAATGGACGTTTATAGACCCGACTAACCATGTTTAAACTCATTCTTGTAGCCGTATTATCCTTATCGCCAGTAAATTACACTGGGAAAATTCCTACTATAGACGAACGGCTGCAAGTCTTATCAAAGGCACTTAGAGCGGAGTTATCTAAGTGCGAATCACCTGCTGAAGTCGAATTTTGCACGATACAGGTTCAAATTGCTCGCTACGACAAACGAAGATTAATCGATAAGCGCTTAATGTCACTGGAAAGCAGTGGCGCGCCAGCGGTTAGCTTTCATAGTAGCGACTCAAGACTACGTTAAGTAGAAAAAAGCACTAAATAAAATTAAGGAGAAAGTCATGGCTAAAAAAGTCATCTTTGGTTTCTTGGTTGCTTTCTGCGTCACATTTTTTGTATCACCGGTTAGCGCAAGCGAACCTTTATCTTTGGAAGAGCAAGTCTTTTCTGTTGATGGCGATACTCCTGATGTGGCAAAGCCCGAAGTAGACAACGGCTTCACTTTGAATATTGAGCGATGTCGTACCTATAAACGGTTAGAAAGCCCAATCAAATCAGAATCAGATTTGTATCAATCTTATCCCTACAGTCAAATCACTCTAAATGTTGAGCGAAGGCCAAACGAGACCTTCACATAGAGATAAGATAAAAATAGTTGCAAGCCAGCGATGGTTGGCTTGCATTTAAAAGGGTTTACCGAATCCTTCTAAATGCAAAAGGCATATTATGACTAAAGAAACCAAGCAAAAAGTAAAAGAAGGCGCTAAGACTGTAGCGTTTGACTGGGTGTTAATCCTATTGTCTATCGAGGCAGCCTTAAACCACTTTTTTGAATACTGGGCAAGCATAAGCCCGTTTCTTGGTGAAAACAACGCATTGGTTTACGTTCCGGCCTTTATCCTAAGAATGGGATTTGTGGGCTGGCGCTTCTATCGAAAGCAGGAGAAATAACTTGTTAGTTGTACTCCGTAAGTACGGCACCTTAATTGGTGCCTTTTTTTTGGCTGCTATTCCGTTCATTGCTTACTTCTTTGGTAAGCGTGAG